CCTTGTACTTGAAATTATTTCTAAGTACTATAATGATAGCATGTTCAAAATTGAACCTGCGAATCTACCATTACTGTATCGGTTGAATTAGATCTACCAAAAAACATTCTGAATTAACAACTTTTCTCTTCTTCTTCCAGAAGAAGATCAATAGATAATTCATCAGAGAAATTAAAAAATCCCTCTTCTCTTTTGTTCGGATAAGGATACTCCCCCAAAGGGGAAAGTCCCAAATCCTGACATAGAGCAGAGAAACCCTCCAAAATCTCTTTTGAAAAGTCTTCGTAATCTCCATATTCCGTAGGTAAATTAAACTCCTTTGGCTTCAATGCGGCACCTAGATTCCTTGAAAAGGTTTCTGGGCTAAACGCTATTGGATCAAAATTGAGATTAATATACTTAAGGAAATCTGGCCGGACATCAAGATCCATAAGAGACACAAGGTGTCTCGCGGTATTCTCGGTATTCGACGGAAGATTCATTGTTGTTAATAGGAATTCTCGTCTAAATGTATCATAACCAAATTCCTGGCCTCCTTGGAGGTATCTGGATAAGAAAAGTGAATCAATTGCTACTTGTAGCTCTTTCTTCACTTTCTGATCAGAACAAGGAATCTGGTAAGTATGTAAGAAGTTTAAAGAAGGCATTGACCTAAGTGGTTGATCGAGAAGTAATTCTCGAAGACCAGAATGTGTCATGCAGCGTTTCGTAACCCTTTGAATATCAATTGGACTCAAAAAGTCCTCATGAAACTCAGAGGGATCGACGGGATCGTTAAAAATCCTCTCTTCCTCTTTCATATTAGATACGTTTTTCTCTCTAATCGAGAGATAAGGGATTGCAATACAGCCCTTAAGTGGTTCCATTCTCTTGAACAAATCGTGTAAGTAGCACAGCTTCGCTGTCCTTTCACTTTTTTTGTCCTTCAGGGGTTTCCCCCAAGAGAACGATAGTCCACCGTGGCTGACCGGAACAGAAATGCTCCTGACAGTCCTTGAAAGCTTTTGTCGGTTTACCGACTTAAACAATTCATGAACGTCTTCAGGAGCTTCCTCAGACATTGCAAATTCCAAATCCCTCAAACATTCGCCTAAAATACGACTACGTCTATCTAAAATCATCTGTTTACCCGATCCTACAACAGTTCCTTCTACAACAAGTTGTGAATTCACCGTCCCAAAGTTGGGATGAATGTAGTTCTTTCCAGGGGAGAGATCAAGTCCAAACTTTTGAACTTCCTCTTTCCATTTAGGATAAATTTCGGGCTGGGCTCTCATGAGGATGTCATCTCCATTTATTAAATATTTGGAGGGTTTCACCCCAGAGAACTCGGCGGTACAGTCATTTAGTAAACACAGCAAAGGAAACGATAAAAGAGATCCCATCAGTTGCCCAGATTTCTGAAGAACCGGGTCTAACCCCGTATCCTTCGGATAAACGAGCAAATGAGCGGAAATCTCTTTCATGGCCCAACGTTTTGTTGGTTCATGATTTATTGATTCCAAGATTCCTTCCAATAGGGCCTTTGAGCCTTCAATGGAAAAAGAATCAGTTGCTGCTGAATAGTCGCCTGAGATCCAAACATCACCTGGTTCTGAAGATTCGAAAATACGAGAAATCGCACTATCTAATCTATTAGTTCCATGTGTTAGACAAAATTGTGGAAAATCTCCCAAGGCAAGCCACATGGCTCGCTGGAGAGGTTTTAAACAAAAAGTGTCTCCTTTTCCTGCCGTGATCACCCGAACCTTTAGAGGCTCAGGGATAGGTTCCACCCTTACGGGTAAGGGACCTTCCGGTGGGAACGCAGGAAAGTTTAAACACTTTGTGGTTCCTGATCCACTCTTGAAATCGAAAGACTCGGTAAAACCGAATGCTTCCATTTCATTGAGTAAAGGATTAAGAACTTCAGTGTCTTGACACCTGTCTACAACTGTTTGAATCCAATTTTGGCGGAAATTCTCATGATAATCCCTCCTATTCTTAAAAAGAGTTCGGAGGGACCCAAAGTCCGTGAATGGTTTCCATTTTTCTTGGTTACCATCAGCATCAAAATCCCTCCTTCGCATGAAAAATCGTGAATGATCAAACGATTGGTGAATCGGTACTACCCGGTTCCTCAATTTGTTTTTCACAAACAATAGATTTTCTTCACGAACCCAACTTGGAGGTTCCAACAGACAATAAGTCTGCTGGTTCTCGACATAGAGGGGAACATGAAAGCGCCTCCAAAAGGAAGCGTCATCAATGATGGGATTATTTAGAACATATGTGCGCTTTAGATCCATACCAAACAACAAGTTTGATGTGCAGATAATGATAGGGGAACAGAATTTCTGTCCCTTTTCTTCTAAGGAAGCCATTGGAACGACATAAGGGCAACAAGAGACCAAGGTTTGAAATTCCTTGATATCATGTCCCTCAGCGGCCTGACCTAAGTCATCAAAAATGACAATAGGTTGACCACAATAGCCGTCCCAATGTTCTACATGACACGTTCTTTGATACGTGAGGTGTTGTCTTTCAACACCCGGAAACAAGGAAGAAAGTTCACTTACAATAAAATTAATTTGTGTACTTTTACCCATTCCGGGTTGTCCAAACAAACCAATTACTAAAGGTTCCATTCTATCATCAGGGTCTTCTTTCGAAGACAGATCCTGTAATCTATCATGGAAAACCAAGTCACCCTTAACTCCACCGTTTTGACGGGGGAAGGCAAAGGATGCCTTGTTTGTCGGGAAGAAACCATTGTTTGCTTTATAATATTTAGCAACATGTTTTCCAAATTTCCGACCCTTCTCCCTTAAGTGGGAAATAGTAGGTTGAGATAAACCTCGATGAGGTGAACTCAATTGGTCTCGATGTTTTATGAGAGTATCAAGGATAAAATCCTCTGGTACCTCCTGACAAAGAGATTTGGACTGAAGACAAGAAAAGCAAAACCGAACCAACTCCTCTGCTGAAAGTGACTTTTTTATCCCTTTCCAGACCTCGGTCGGGAAAAGAGTAATAGAGTCACCTTCAGGTAATTCAGCTTGGTTCATTGCTTCACTCACCATGAGACATAGAGAGTTTTTCAAACACTTAATCAGTGACTTCTCATCCAACATCTTCTTCACAAATTGTGAGTAGATATTTACGAAAAGAGTAGACAATAGATTTTCTTTTTTAAGGAAAATTTGCCGTCCTCGGATCCGTTGGAGAGAACGCATATCTGATTTCTTGAACATTTTCATGGTCAAGAAGAGAGCGTTTGAAATTTTCAGAGAATGAAGGAGAATCCGTGATGTTTCCTTTCGGAAAATCAACGGAAACTCCCCCAGAATGTTGTCGAGAGGGATACCGTAACGGAGAGAGAAATGAAGGGGGGAAAAACCTTTCCTTTGTTTCTCAATCTTATAACGATATCTTATCGACTTATTGGCGTTCAGACGTATCTTTCTACTAAAGTTTTCCTTGTTCATCAGAACAGAGAAGAATTCAGTATCCTCCATAGAGGACCCTGCACAATCAGTTAAGTGCAGAAGAGACGTAAGAACTCGATCTAGTTTATTTTCACCTAAGAAATACGCTTTCGAAAGAAAACGTTGTTCGAAGGATTCAATATCCAACTCTAATACTCCAGACTTGGTAGCTTTTTTGCTGCTACCATGGCTAGTATGCTTATTCGGGAATACATCCTGTTTATAAGTTTTCGAAGTTGAGTTATCGAAGTGAAAGGTAACTAGCCTTTCACCTAGGAAATTCATCGGGAGAACATTTTGATAATTGAATCAGAAAATGACTTTGAAGCGGGGGAAACTCCAATTCAAAATTCAATCACAATATTCCAACGATGTTGTCTTTTCAAAGACAACGGACACTTCTCAGTGTCTACTGTGGCCTTGCGGCCAC